GAAAGACTTGGTTTCCATGCGCTCACAGATCCGCACAGAAATGCAGGGTAAGCTACGCGTTGCGCCTTTTGCCTTCGCTGTCGTGGGTGAGAGCTCCATCGGTAAGTCCGATGTGATGATGAAAGCTATAGCTAGGCTTACGTATGAGCGGTACGGCAAGGCGGCGAGCAACGACGAGATATATACGCGCCAGCAGTGGGACAATTATTGGTCTGGGTACAAACAGAGCAAGAAGGTGGTCATTTTTGATGACACCTCCAATGCGCGTGCGGCCCCCGGGACTACGATTCCCAATCAATGCGCGGCCTTCATTCAGGTCATCAACAACATTCCGCAGCCACTTAATATGGCAGATGTTGAGAGCAAGGGCAACGTTTCGTTCACGTCCGAGTTTGTGGTAGCCTCCTCTAATCTTAGGGACCTGGGTGCTAGCACGTACTCCAACGAGCCCGTATCGGTGCTGCGGCGGTTTAACGTGTTCGTCGAACCTGTGGTCCGGGAGGAGTATAGGCGGCCCAACTCATACATGCTGGACCCTAGCAAGGTACCCGATCCATCGGTGTGCCCGGTGCCCAACTTGTGGCGTTTTAAAGTTATGGAGGCGGTCCGGAGACCTGGGTCTCTTACCACTGAGATTGACTGGCGACCTATTGACTTTCCAGCAGATGGATCCATGGTCGACCTCATGGAGTTGCTGTGCGCTCGCAGCCGGGACCATTTTGCTTATCAGGCCGCTTTCGTTAAGGCACACTCCAATCGCGATTATGCTTCCTTACCCTTGGACGTTTTGCGTTCATTGCAGGATCCCGGAGTTCGTGTGAGCGCGATGCCTAGTGCCGAACACCAAGGCGCAGCTTCTAGCCGGCTCGGCGTCACGTTCCCAGTTAGGGGCCTCGCGGCTCTTGACGGGGACCGGCCGATCGCGACTGCGGAGGTCCCTCCTCCGCCGTTTTCTTATGGGCCGCGTTCAACGAGGGTGTCTAGCTTTATAGGTCGGTTCTTCGATGGTGTTTGTCACGCGTTTGTTGGAGTTGCCGAGCCCGCGCTCAGCGGCGTGCGATCCGCTATCTTTGACATGTTCGTTGACGCTGCTTTCGTTAGGGCGCGCGACTGTATTACGTCCTATGTCACTCCCATGAACGTCGCGTGGTATTTGCTGTTGTGCGGCACTTTGCCCGCTTTCGTGCACTTTTTGCTAGCGATGTTGCTCATGGGTAGTACCATGGAGGGCAACAGGGCTTCGCGGTGATGCGCGGGGCGCGCGTCATGGGTACGATTGCTTCTTTTTCCGCGGTCGCTGGTTTGACTATTTGGTTGTTGACGCGACGTGGAGCGCCGGCGGCGCGGCACCAAGGCGTGGCCGAGATGGTTGAGGAGGCGCAACGCATACCGGTTGTGCTGCGCCCAAGTGATGTACCACACGAAACCCAAACGCGGACGTTTAGCCAAGCGAAAGAGCTGCTGCGCAAGCGCGGCCGCTTCGCCATCTTTGAAACGCCTACTGCTATGTCGGTCGGAGTGCTGTTTCCTCTG